TGATTGTCTCGCATCCATCAAAGCGCAGAGCGATCGCGATTATGAGGTTGCGCTAATTCGTGACGAAGTAGGGATCGGCATTGACGGCATGTACGGGGACATTCGCAACCACGCGCAAGAAGTAATCGGCGATTATGTGTTCGTGCTATCGGACGATAACCTGGTTACGGACACGGACTTCGTAAAAGGGCTGAAAGAACAGGCGGCTGACAGTCCGGATGTGATTGTGTTCAAGAATCAGATTGTTGGCGTGTTGCCAAGCATATGGGAAGGCGCGCCGGAACTTGGACAGATTGATCTTTCATGTTTCGCAGTCAGGCGCGATATTTGGCAGAAACACGCAGCCGATTGGGGCGAGTGCTACGCCGGCGATTATTATTTTATCCGCGCTTTATGGGACGCTGGATACCGCTTCAAGTGGTGGGACAAGTTGGCGATCAGGGCACAGAAGATTATGCGGGGGCAGCCGGAATGACAAACTTCATAGACCCAAACGGCAAGTTATTGCAGCATATTGACAGGCTGGCTGAAATCAAGGTTGGTCTTCATCCCGCGCCGGTGAACGTTGAGATTGACTTATCCAACCGATGCAACCTGGCTTGCAAGGGCTGCCATATGGCGCACACGCATGACGGCAAGCTGATGGACACAGGGCTTGCGCTTGACATTCTCGCACAGCTCGCAGAAACGGGCGTAAGAAGCGTGACATGGAGCGGGGGCGGCGAGCCTACCATGCACCCTGACATCATCCAGATTATTGAGGCTTGTACACTGGATCAGGGTATCTACACAAACGGAACGAATCTGACTTACGCGTTGATTGACGTTCTGGCAGAGCGCATGAAGTGGGTGTACGTCTCACTTGACCGCAACACGCGCGATAGTTTTACCGAGTACAAGGGCGCTGACAAATTCCAGCGTGTTATTGCGGGTGCAGGCATCCTTGCGCGCGCAAAGCGATCCTGCGCGGTTGGCATCGGTTACATGATTGACGAAGAAAACTACCGCGAGATTCCGAACATGACCGCACTGGCACTGCATAAGATCGGCGCGGATTATGTGCAATACCGGCCGCTCGTTACTCCAGGGGCGGATAGAACATGGGTCAATGACGCACTGCCTTTGCTCGAAGCGCAGGTCGGCTCGAAGGTGATCGTAGATATAGACCGCTTCAAGCAGTACCGAGATTGGCAATTGCACGAATACCAAGTTTGCTATTGGGCGCAGGTGCAGACTGTCATTACACCGGACGGCAAGGTGTACGCGTGCTGCAATCGGCGCGGCATGGAAGACAGTTGCCTGGGCGATCTGACAAAAGAACGATGGGCAGATGTTTGGGCGCAGTCACACGCATGGGAAGTGGATAGCAATTGCCGGCTCATGTGCAGAGGGCACATTCCAAACCTGACGCTTGACCGCATGTTCAAGCCGCAATCGCACGGCAACTTTATTTAGGAATTGAGGCATTGATGGCACGATCTGGAATGCAAACATTGATTGACACGGTTCGAGGGTTTGCCGACGCCGATCCCGAAGAGCAGACGGTCGAGAGCGGATCTTCGATCGTTACTTATTGGAGCGATGAAGAAATCCAGCGCGTGTTGGACCGGCATAAGACCGAGTATATCCATGCGCTTATGGACGTCCAGCCGACTTACTCTGGCGGGTCCATCGTTTACGTGCAATACAAGTTGGGCGCGGTCAATGTGGAAAGCGGCACGGCGGTCTTCAAGATCGAAGATACCGCCGGAACGGTCACGGGCTGGACTGCCGATTACACGCGCGGCATTGTGACATTCGCTACCGATCAAGCCGGCAAGTCATTTTGGTGGTCTGGCTTTGCGTACGATCTTGACGCTGCGGCTGCTGACATCTGGCGCATCAAGGCGTCACGCGTGGCAGGGCTGGTGGACTTCTCGACCGACGGACATTCTATCAAGCGCTCGCAGCAGGCGCGCGCTTATCTGGATATGGCGAACTACTACCAAAACCGGAGCGCAACCGAAAGCATCGTGACTGCCAGGATAGTGAGGGATGACGTATGAGCATTGGCTTGACCGCACGGGAGTTGGCCCAAATGCGGGCGGATATTGAGGATCTATTTCCTGATACCTGCGACATTCTGAGTGTGGCGTATACCTCTGACAGCGAAGGCGGGTTTGCAGAGGCATGGGGCACGGCGACCGCTGGCGTTCATTGCCGGATTGACTTCCGTTCTGGAACGGAGCGCTTGGCAGGCGGGGCGATTCAGCCATACAGCAAGGCGGTCCTGAGTGTACCCTATAACACCGCGCTGTCTTTGACCAACCGCGTAAAGTCGGGCACTTATGTTTGGTCGATACTCAGCATCAATGACGGGCAAAGTTGGCAGGCGGTGAAACGGGCTGAATTGGAGCGGATAGAGTGAGCCTGTCTATTAGTGTTGATACCACGAAACTGAATGAGATTATCGCGAAACTGCCTGCCAACCGTGACAAGATCGTCAAGGCGGTTGCGTTTGAAGTGTTACGGGAAGCGCAACAAAAAGCGCCGGTTGATACAGGCGCATTGAAAGCCAACGCGGATGTCAACACCAAGTATGCCGGTGATGGAATTATGAGCGTCGAGTTCTATCAGGAGTATGCGCCTTATGTCGAGTTAGGCACGTACAAAATGGCAGCGCGTCCGTTCCTGACTCCGGCGGTGGAAGCGGGCGAGAAGAAGCTCGTGTCGCTCATCAAAGAAGGGTTGATAGAAAAATGACCTCACATATCAACGCATTGAACGCGGCGATCTACTCGAAACTCACAGGCGGGACTGCGCTTGTTTCCGCGCTGGGGGGCACATGCATTTATCACGGGCTTGCGCCTGAGGGTGCGGCCTTGCCCTACGTGGTTTGGAGCTACGCGGCTGGCGGGCATGAGAACATGACGCCGCGTGAGAGCGTGAACGCCGTCATCTACGTGAGGGCGTATGCCGCAAGCGCAAAGACCGCCGCGATACTGGACGGGCTTGCGGCTGAACTTATGGAAACAACCCTCTCGCTGACCGGCTGGCACAACTACTGGCTGGCGCGCGAGGAGTCAATCGTCCTGCCTGAAACAGACGAGGCGGGCAAAACAACCTGGTCGTGCGGGGCTTACTACCGCGTGCGGCTCGACTAATTATCGGAGGATAAATAACAATGGCTGAAAACAATATCACTGGAAAAGATGCTGTAATCTCGTGGGTGTGGACTGGCGGGACGCTCAATCTCGCCACTGATTATCGCACGCTTGCGCTGAATGAAAGCGTTGATACGGCGGAAACCACCGCTGGTGCTGACACGCACAAAACCTATCTCGCCACGATCAAAAGCGCCACGATTGATTATTCCGGCTTATTCCCGACCGGCGGCACTGTGCTATACGCGGCACTTGCGGCTGGCATGAGCGGCACCTTGACCGTTGCGCCGGAAGGCACGGCAAGCGGAAAAGTCTCTCACGCATATCCGGCGATTTCAATGGGTGCGAAGTTCAATATCCCCTATGCTGACACGGTGGAAGTGAGCTGTACATTCCAGAGCAATGGCGCGTGGAGCTAACATGATAACGCTATCGGATGGGCGCGAGGTTGAGTACGACTGGCACCGCATATCGCAAAAGGAATGGCGCATTCTACTTGACCAAAGCACCGACGTGGATACAAACGACCGGATAGTTGGAAAGCTGATTGGAATGACTGCTGACGAATTATCTGACCTGAACGTGCTGGATTATCGCGTTATCGCGGCTGGTATGTGGGAAAGCTTCAAGGCGGCGGCCAACCTGAACGACTCAAAAAACTAAGCGGGCGCGTCTACATGGCGATGATAACCCATACCGGGATGCCGCACGAGTTCTGGAAGTGGGAGCTTATCAGAGAAACGGGATGGTCGCTTGAATATGTGGACGCGCTCACGGTGGCGGATTTCAATGAGTGGGTGCAGGTGCGGGACGGCGTGTCAAAAGGGCGCAACTCGCTTGTGAGGTGAAATGGGAATACAAATAGCATCGCTTTTCGCGAGTATTGGCGCGGATACTTCCGGCCTTGAAAAAGGGTTGACTTCATCAGGGGAAAAGCTCGGCGATTTCGGAAAGAAACTCGCCAGTTCAGTGCTTGGCGTGGCTTCGTTGGGCGCCGCGCTTTACAAGGCTGGCCAATTTGCGCTTGATGCTACAAAGGATTGGGCAACTTACGTGGAGGAGGTTTACCACGCCGCCAACGCAGCTGGCGTGACAACCGAGTCGATGAGCCGCCTAATCCAGGTGGCTGATGATTATCGTGTCAGCCAGGAAACGCTGATTTCGGCGATGGCGATGGCGCGCAAAAACGGCTTCGTGCCAACCGTTGACAGTATGTCTTCGTTATCGGATAAGTACCTCGCGCTTGGCAGCTCCACCGAACGCGCGGAAATGCTGACCAAAATATTTGGACGTTCCTACGCCGAGATTGAGCCGCTCATGCAAGCCGGCGGCGCGGCTATTACGGAGAGCGCGTCAAAAATAGATGATAGCCTTGTAGTTACAGAAGCGGCGGCGCAAGCGACAAAAGAATACTGGGAAAGCGTTGACGCGCTTGGGGACGCCTGGACGGGGTTCAAGAACTCGATTGGGCAAGGTTTAGTGCCCGTTCTTACCAGCGTTACTAACGCGGTCAATGCCGGCAGGGTTGGTGACGAGCTTGCCTACGCCACGCAGGTAAAGCTTCAAAACGCGCGCGACCAACAAATCATCACCGGCGACGAATACATCGCGATGCTGGACATGCTTTATGTCGGTACGCAGGATGTCGAGTCCATAACGGCCCGCGCTGAATTGACGCAGAACGCGCTGAATGAAGTCTACCGCAAGTATGCCGCGCAAACGCCAGGCGTGATTGAAGCTACTGACATGACGGCTGAAAGCATGGTCGCCGCGTCCATTGCCGCCAAACAGCAGGAAAAAGAAATCAACGCGATACAACTTTCGGCGGCACGGGCGGAATATGAAGCAACCGCTAACACGTTGAAAGACCAACTTGCGGCTGCGTACAGGGAAGTCAAGGACGCCGAGGACGCGTGGAAACAGGGCACGGCTGGCGAAATCAAGGTAGAACTTGACACGCAATTTGCTGAAAAGAAAATCACGATTGAGCAATATAAAGCCGCGCTGGATTTACTCGACAAAACTTACGGCACGAAATATAGCATGGAATTTGAGTTCAAGGAAAGCATCCCGGACCTTGTGAAAGCCTTGCTCAATGACCCCGCGAGTTTTGCAGAAAAGGCGTCCGCGTTTGAGGATTACTTCCTGCCGCTGATGACAAGCGCGGACGCGGCTGAACTCAAAATCGGCATTATACAGCGGAAACTGCAAAAACTGGCGCGAAGTTATAACGTGCGCATCAATATCATCACAACCACAGGACAACCTACCACCACAACAACAACGCCGGATTATTTAGAAGTCGAGCCTACCGGCGATGCTATGGGAGGGTACGAGCTCGCTGGGAAATCGTACCTCGTGGGGGAGAGCGGGCCGGAGTTATTTGTACCGCAAACTAACGGGCGCGTGGTCAACAATCTACAGACCAACGCAATCATGCAAAGCGGAAACAACGCTGAGCTTTTAGGCGCGTTATCCAGACTGC